GTATAATGAGGGAGGTGTGAAAATTACATCTGTAAACATATCCTTCCCTAATTCTTTATTCATGTTGAATTGAGACGTAGTTAGCAATCCGTAACTATCTTTAGTGTCAATAGTTAAAGGTACACCTATCATCATAGTAGGGTTATGGTCTTTTAACACACGAATGCGTTTAAAGTTTTCACTTACGGTCTTATCAAAAGACCCATAAGCAGATATATCTCCATCGCTATCTTTAAAGTTATAAACGTTAGCATAAGCAGTTACAACGCCTTTCTTTTCGTCTAACTCTTTTAAATCGTAAGATAATTGTTTAAATTCCATATCTATCTATTTTTTAATATTAACATTCCATCAGCATCACGCTTTGGAATAAATGCAACTGTACAACGACAATTAATAACTTGGCTCGGACTTGCTTTTGAATCACCTGGGTAATTTAAAGTTTGTCCACTTGTCATTACAAAAGGCTCGTCTAATTCAACACGCTGTCCGTTTTCGCTGTAGTGATCTAAACGTGTCCTTTTATCAAGAACAGATATCCATTGCTTAACCATTACTAAATTAGAACTTTCTGCTGTTTTCATTGCAGCAAAACTACTCGCCGATGTTGTTTCTGTCCTAGCTATCCTTAACGCTTGCCATTTATAAAATGTACTTCTTTGCCTAACTATTTCATAAATAGCATTTTGAATATCTATAACGGTTGCATTTTCTTTAAGGCTATCCTCTATTGATTTTATAACATCAGCCACTAATGTGTCTCTAACAGATGTAATTTTCACACCTCCCTCATTAGACAAAAATAGTAATATTTGTTGTAATAAATACTCATTAAATAAAATATTTTGTTTTTGTACTTTTTCTAAGTCTTTATTTATACGATTTCCATAGTTTAGTACGATATTATCGTACAACTCATTAAACATCTTATAAATCTGTTCTTCTGTTATATTTGCTTCAATTAAATACTTATAAGTGCCTATTGAAACGTTGTTAACTGGAATGTTAGACAGAATGTTTTTTATGTGTCTCTGTACTATTCTATACGCTTTTCGTTCGTATAGTGGCTGTAATTTTTCCCAGTTAATCATAAATTTGCATTGTCAATTACTCCGTCGCTAACATCATCAATTCTTTTTTTGCTGTTTGGCATCCAAACAACATTCATTCCATCATCATCAATCGTTTCATACTTTAAAGCGGTTCTTTGTTCGTTTGGCGTTAAAGGAGCATCGGACAGCCATTGTACCATCTTTTCAATATCTTCCTGCATTTCAGGTAATTCAGTAACATCCCATTCAATTACTGTGTTTTCGTAGCCTTTAAATCTAGGTAAAAACTCTTTATTTAAAGCATTTTGTAGCAATACTAAATCAGGTAAAATATCATCAGTAATAAGCTGTTTTCTCGCCTGCTTAGTATCAGTACTACCCAAAGATGCTTTTCCGTCATTGTTTAGCAACTCATCAGGAAAATTCAATACATTACATATTGTTTTTCTATCCCATTCCAAATAATCAAAAGGCTTTAACTCGTCAGTAGTAAGTGAAATTCTCTGAAATCCTACCTCTGAACTAGCACCAGCAATTTTACCTAACCTTCCAGTATCGTTGTCCATTTCAATAAGTTTCTCTTTCAATGATTGTGCCTGTTTTGAGTCTAAAGGTGTGCCTTTTCCATATAAAAATCCATAAGCACCGCCAGACTGCAACGTTTTAATATTATTGTCTATTGCGCTGTTTTGGGAGTTTATATTTCTTAAAGCCGACTTCAAAGGACTCATCCCGTAAAGATGTGAACCATTCATATCAAAATTAGGGTTTGAATATTTTATATGAATTATGTCTTTAGCCTTAAATTCAATATATTGGCTGCCTTCAATCAACATATAATAGTCTATAGGGGATTCAGCTGTTAACATTGCTGCATTCGGCTTTAAAACAATCTGCATTAGATGTGCAGGTAATGCGTACACTTGAACAGGTACTCCTTTATTCATACCATCCTCAGGACTCATAATGTAAAGATAATAGTTTCCTGTGATTTTCATGTATGTTTTATACAAAGCCCATATATCAGACCATGTTTGAGTAGGATTAGGGTCTAATAAAGGGAAGGCGATTTCTTTATCTTTGTAGGCTTTAGTTTGAAGTTTATTTCTGTTAACGAATTGAGTTAAATTAATGACTCCCTTCGTGGCTAAATCTAACTGCTTTAATTTAGCATAACTGTTTTTATCTTCAATCTCTTTAATGCAATAAGGAACACTTACTGTTTTAACACTTGCTTTATTTATACAAGCATAAACGTCAGGGTTAATGTTATATCCTTTTTCTAAATAAGTCTTTGCATTGTAATCATAATTCGTTAAACCCCTGCCAAGCCATTGGTAAAAAGCCTTATTAAATGCGTTGGTTGTATCTTGTTTTCCGAAAAATCTTTGTATAATATTTGCCATTTTGTAAAATTAGTAAAAAATATATTAGAAAAAGAAAAAATTTTGTTTAAAGCAAAAATACATTCTCATCATTAAAGCGTCGGAATAGTCAGGCGAACGTCCTATTAATTCTTTTACCTTTTCTTTAGATAATAACTGTAACTTACCATCACTATCAATTTTATCTCTCTTAACCTGCTCTAATTCCTTAGTTATTTCGTCTACTATTATTTGCTCGGTGCAATTTACGTAAATTTGATTTAACTGTATCATTTCGGCTAATTTAAAATAACATTGTGTTTTTAGATTTTGATATTGCACTATTTGATTATCAACCAACAAAGCTTTAGAATTATTAACGAACCCTTTACATTTAAGAATATCAACAACTCCACCACCAACACCATCCTCATCAGCTATTATATTAGTATTCGGAACTTGATGTTTATTGGCTAAATCTCTTATTGCTTGTGCTGTTTCAGTCACGCTTGATTTGCCCAATGTGAATATCTCAATAGCTCTAAAACCAGACCATACAATTACCACCATTTTATCGCTGCCATAACGGGCAATATCTGCACTAATATATTTCTCTCCTTCTTCTACAAATTCATTTGAGAATATATTTTGTATTTTTTCGAAGTCTATAAGTTTAGACGGGTCATTGTCGTACTCCCAATTTCCGTAATACAAACGTTGCTTGCTATTTTCGTCTAATGACAAAAGAGATTCTAAATAAGACTGAGGTAAGTGGGGATTATCTTTTGGTAATGCTTGGATAAACTTTTTATCTTTGTCTATAGTCTTATTTTTATCCTTTATGTAAAATTGAGAATAAACCCAATTTTTAGAGGGGTTACAAGTTCCTAACATTTTAGGAGTAATTCCTAATTCTTTAATCTTATATCTTATACGTGATTTTACAATTTGCCACGCTTTATAAGTGATTTGGTTGCACTCATCAATAAAAGCACCTGTAATCTCCAAAGAACCTAAACTATCAAAATTTGGATCTGCTGGATATAAATATAAATCTTTTAACAGGATTTCGCTGCCGTTATTCCAATAAATAATACCAGATTGAGCATTATAATTGAATTGTGAAGATATATTTAATTTAGTAGTTAATTCAAAGAAAGTGTTAAGTGTAGTTTCTTTTAATGCTTTAAGTTTTGACCTACCCATTAACCAACGAGTCCCCGGATAAGTTTGGCATTGTTCAATTAACCATAAAACACCTAAAGCGCTTTTACCACCACCGGCAGCTCCACCATAAATTAGTTCTTTTGTTTGTTTATCTTTTAAATAATAAACAGCATTTTCTTGCTTAGGTATTAGATTCATCAGGTTTTATTCCAGTTCCTAAAGATATCACATTAGTGGTAATTTCCCCACTATGTTCATTTTGAATTTTATCACCGTATTTTTTAGGGTTTAATTTTGATAGAGACCATTTCAATGCATCAATCTTTAATCTCCTATGTCCTAACATGTCACCAGTAGTTACTTCAATACCTCTTTCAGTTTCTTTTGTAGTAGTTCCTTCTTCTGTATTATAAGCGATATCAATAATTTCATCGAATAAAATATCTGTTCTTAGGTCAGTTGCAAGTTCGTATCGTTTCGATTTAACAGCATCATCCTTAAGCCAAATAAAAAAAGTAGAACTACTTGGCATGTTTTCATCTTCTTTTAATATAGAGCGCAAAGACCTACCAGTTTCAATCTGTTCACATATTTTAGTAAAAACTATCTCTTTTTCTTCTTGACTATACGCCATATATAAACTCTTTAAACTGTTCAATTTCTTTAGTTGTATCTGATATTTTAATACCTTCAATACCTTTTCTTGAAAACAAAGTTACTAAAAAAAAGTTAGATTTATAAAAACCTGTCAATTGTTTGTGATAGTCCCAAAAATCATCATCTGAAATTGTAATTCTTAAATCTGTCACATCTACGCTATTTTGTAATTTCTCTATCATAACTTTTCAAAATTAATAATTAC